ATGTTAAGTGACTCAAAAATTAGAAGTGCAAAACCGAAAGAAAAGCTTTATAGGCTTGGTGATTCCGATGGTTTGTGTGTTGAAATAAAACCTAATGGCAAGAAGTATTGGCGCTATCGTTTTCAATGGCTCAAAAAAACACAAATGATAAGCTTAGGTGAATACCCTATTGTGGGATTAGCTGAAGCCCGTACTAAAAGAGATGAAGCTAAATCTTTAGTTGCAAGCGGTATAAATCCAGTTGAAGAAAAAGAAAACCAAAAAAAGGCTAAATCTGATGAGTATGACAATAGGGTTCTCTTTAAACATGTTGCTGCAGAATATAAAGCAGAAAAATTAAATAATCGTTCAGAAAGGTATCAAGAAGCTTTTCAACGCGCCTTAGATAAAGATATTTTAAAAGTTATTGGTGATAAGGATATTAAAGAAGTCACCTCAGCAGACGTTTTGACTATCATGAAAAAGACGATTGCACGAGTTAAGCGTCAAAAAAACCATGGTACTGGCGAAGTGTCAGCAATTCAAAATCGTACTTTTATTGGCGGCGTAATGCGTTATGCAATCGCCACACTTAGAGCCGACTATGATCCAACCTATGCCGTTAAAAACGTTGTAGAACGTCCCGAAATAGAACATGCCAGACCCATGGAAAAATATGAGGCTGTGCAACTTAGAAATAAATTAAATAGCTATGGTGGATCTACTACAGTTAAAAATGCTGGCCTTGTAATGCTCTACTCTATGCTCAGGACTATCGAGATCCGCCGCATGAAATGGGAATATGTTGATTTTGAAGCTAGAACAATTACATTCCCAAAAGAGATGATGAAAAAGAAACGTATTCATATCGTTCCTATGTCTGACCAAGTTTTTAATATTCTTCAAGAACAGCGCAACATTGTAGGTAATCGTGAATATGTTTTTCCAGCCATCTATCAAGATGGGATGCTCTCCGCTACTACAATGAATAAAATGCTCGATTACATTGGCTTGTCTGATGTCACTGCTCATGACTTTCGTGCCACTGCATCAACCTTGTTAAATGAAAAGGATTACGATGACAAATGGATTGAAAAACAATTAGCGCATGCAGATGGTAATAAAACTAGGGCCACATATAACCATGCCAAATATTTAGAAAGCAGGCGAAAAATGCTACAGGACTGGGCTAATATTGTGGATAGCTGGGCGGTTTAACCGCCTTGCTTCTTCTGAAAATGCCACCAGACTTTTTTATAATAAACTTCGTCACGCAAGAAATTAATTTTTAATTCGTTGCCATTGAGGTCATAAATTTTAGTGACCTCTCCTTTCTTATCTAGATCTGCTAATAGATCTGCAACGCGAGAATATGCATGATAATGAATTTTGATTAACTGTGAAGACATAACAATAATTCAAAGTAATTTTAATAATGATACATCAATCCATCGTTCAAGTAAGTTAAGTGTATTGCGCAAATTTATGCTCATATTTGCTTAATATTGATATTTTTGCGCAAAATTATTCTCAGAAGAAAAAGGCTATTTTAATTACTCTTCTATTTTTTGATACAAAATGCCAATCAAACATAAATGTTATTTTTTCTCTAGTTACTATTTTTCAATAACTTAAATTAATATCGAGAAGTTGGCCAAATACTGCAGCTGCTTTGGCCAACCTTAGGTAGTTGGTACAAAATGTCAATTAACAACACACTGTACGCAAATGCTGACTCTAATATTATTTTTGATCGTATGGGCTGTGCAGCCCGATAATAGAATACACAGCACAGTAATAATCGAAGCAAACTTAGTTCGCTTACTGTGAAAGATTTTCATGCTAGCCGATCCGGTTAGCAATCCAGCCATAGAAAAACTGTTCCTGCTTTGGATTACGCTCACAGATTTCAATGTAGCGTTGACCTTGCATAATATTAAGTACTCGCACCAGAACCTTCTCACCTTCTTTCCCACGTTTTGACAAGTATGTTTTAAGGGCACCTAGCGTTGCTGAGCCATAAACACCATCAACCTCTAAATCTGCATATCCAGCTTTACCTTGGTTATTAAGCAAGTTCAAAGCTCGTTGTAAAAGAGGTTTTGCAAATCCGGTACCGCAATTCACACCAGTGTCTAGAAGCTCTTCAGCTACTGCAGAAGAAACAGCATTTACTTGGTCAAATCGCGGAGCTGTCCAGTATTGCTTCTTGTAAATAGCTTTGGCCACATCAAGAGGCAAATCTTTCATATTGCCCTTATAGCCGTTTTCACGTGCTACAGCTTCAGTAATACCGTATTTGGTTGCACCGCCCCGATCTGCGGGATTATTAACATAGCCACCTTCTCGTTTGATCAACTCATCAAGATATTGTTCAATGTTCATTTCACTTTCCTTTAGGCAATAAAAAACCCCGCATTTGCGGGGTTTTTCTGATTTTTAGATTTTATGATACTTTTCGGAGACGAGATGCATGAATGGTGCTGCGCATATCACCCTTGAGAACTTCTCGCATACTTGGAGTTTTTGCACAAGCAGACAATACACATTGAGCTACCAATTCATTAACTTTTTGTTGTTTTGTTTCAGTTAATTGAACATGACTTAGCAATGAAATAACGTTCATAATTCCCACACCTATTTAGTAAGGTTTATTGACGTCGAAAGGCAAGCCAACGCTTACCTTCAAACTTAACTGTCAAACCAGCTTTATCTAATTCTGATTTAATGGATTCTGCTGCGTCATGCATTCGCTGTAAGAATGCTTGACTATAGTCCGTACGTGCGTAGATTTTAGTCGCACTACCAGAACAATCAGCATGCTGCAAGAATTTTTGAATAATAAAGATCAAATATTCTGCGTATTTCGAATCATATTCTGAATCAACTAAACTATCAAGCTCTGGGCTAATGTAGATATCAAAAATCTTTAACGTTAATTCACGTCCACGACGATGATAACCGACTTCAACAATAACATTTGGATGATCACAATCATCTTCACAAATACCGATATAAGTGTTTAGACTTTCTCGCGTTAAATAATCCCCATAATCTTTACTTGCTTGAATGTGTTCGAAAAACTGTTCATTTAACTCAATTAATTCGTCATCAAGATTTAATGCTATACCGCGATCAATCCAGTGTCGTGCTGTTGTTTTTAATAATTCTTCGTCAAATGAAATGATATTCAATTTTATTCCTCTCTTATAAAGTAAAGACAAAAGAAGATAACAAATTATAAAAACAATATAAAGAAGACACTAATTGATACATTAGTATTAATAGACCGCCCGAAGGCGGAATTAACTGTTTTCAATGTCTTTTCTGGCTTTTTTAAACTCTTTGATCACTTCAACGATCGTTTTACCTTCCTGTTTATCTATAAAATTAAAAATCCAACGGACTAAAGCCCAACCGGGTAAACCACAAACAAAGAAGAACCCACCTAGAGCAATCATCCCCCATACATCAGTAACCCATTCATGAAGCCCCCACTTCACTATAATGAATGAGCCGCCAGCAAGGCTTGATACAACTGTGCAGATCAAGCCTACACCCCACTCTTGTGGTGAGCGTGGCATTCGTGTCATCAATACAACTGCTGCAACTAAAGCAACCGCTAAAGTCACCATAATTGCTGCACCATAAAATTTTAAAATTGCTGTTAAACCGCTAGTTGAAACAGGTTCCATGCCTTTTACTCCAGATCATAGGCAAAAAAAAAGCACCCATTTGGGTGCAATGCTTTTGTTAAAATCAAGCTTCTAAAGTCGCTTGTGTCACTCTCGCCGAGTAGTTCCATGATGTTGGCTTCCAGACATCACGTGCTGCAACCCGAATGTAATAAGTCGTGGTTGAATCCAGATTTTCAATTGTGCAGGCATTTTCTGTACCGGTCCAACTCGCGGCCAGCGTTTCCGGATCAAAGCTGGCATTTTTGCTGATCCACACCTGGTAATCTTTCAAGTCTGGCACCTCACTTGGTATCCATGTCACCGTGATTGAGTTTGATGTAGCCGATGTATAGACGTTGGCCAGAATAGGTGGCACTGGATTGCTGATATTCAAATCCGTAAATGTACTGGTACCATTTTCTGATTTACTGGCAACACGGATTGTATAGTTCCGCTGCACTCCATCCACTTTGGCCTCTTCCATCGAATAGGTGTACTCAGCACTGGTCGTTTCAATCGTTCTAAGCAGTGTGCTTCCAGACAAGACCTGCACAATATAACCCTGTGCGCCAGCAGCAAACTGCCATTGCACCTTAAATGAACTACCCACAAATGGCGACTGCAGCGACAAGCCCTTGACACCTGAAGGACGCCCACCGTTAAGTGTGTGGCTATAGGCTGTCACCTCATCCAGAGTTTGCTCTTTCTGTTGCAGGCCATTGAAGCTGGTGAACTTGAGATAGATGGTTTTATCAATCAGATTCGAATTGAATTCATGCTGAAAGATCGCTTTATCTATTCGCACAAATGATTCACCGGCATTATGCGCTAAAGCATCATCAAACCGTCCACGTAACACACCACCAAGCGTATACAAACCAGATCCATTTAAGGTTGCATCGACATAGCTGACATATTCATCACCGACTCTACAGAGCGTTGTATTCACCTGAGCATCTTCAGACGTTCCACTAAAAATCTGACTGGATGTATTCAACTGAACTTGCATTGCAGTTTCACTGGCATTGATTGCAGCAACTAACTGGCCATAGCGTGCGGATCCATAAATTGTGCCGATCATTTCATACGTTGTATTGTCCAGACTCGCCCAGACATTGCAGCCGCCCCAGTTGCTTCCGCCTGATGCTGCTACCCACACCTGATTTTTACCATCTGTGAGATCGAGCGGTGGTTCAAAGATTACCGGCGCATTAACATTACCTGGTTCCTCATTACCTCCCTGATAGCCATTGGATGCTTGAAGATCATATTCAATTGCAGATCTTGAACCAACTGCCAGCTCTTCTGCGGTCACTGTAAGTAATCCGTCCTGATCCTCCTCGATGCGGGTGATACGCACGGGAAAGCGATCTAAACCTAAGGACTCATCTGTCAGCGTCACTATGTCCATCGGCTCGAGTCGGCAGTACTTCCAGCCGAGATCAAATTCATACTCATTGCGCACGTAAAGTTTGCGCTGCAGCAATAATTGCACGGCGTGTCTTGCAATTTTTGGTTCACAGAAGAAGTCGTACTTCACTGGATCTTGTGTACGTAGTCCAAACATTTCAATATTGGCTTGGTCTTTCGCTTCGACCGTCTCGGTATTGTACTGATTGAAGCGATTCACGTACTCAATCTGACAGTGATTAAATGCATCTGTGTCACGGCTACGCTTCACGCGAACGGGCTGATCATCACCAATGAAGTCATCATCTGTTAAATGATAGGCTGGTGTCAGATCCGGTGTAAACGTGACTCCATTTCCCGATACCGCAGTGTCACCATAGGACCGAATTTTTAAACCATCCGGGCTGGGTACAATCGCACAATTTACCGCCTCAACGATTTCATTAATGATTTCATGCGCGGCACGCTGTTCTGTCAGTGCAGGGCTGATAAATAAGCCGGTGGCTGTACAGTAACGTCGAAACTCTGACAGATCTGCCATGTTTAAGTTAGGTGCAGCACCGTAGCGTGGATGACTAATTAGATCTTCAACAACGTCGGCCGGATTTGCATCATGAATCGTATCTGAGAACGTAATGTCGCTAATCACTTCAAAATTATGATTTGAAAGGCTAGCATTTCCGCCTAAATCGTAATTTGCACAAGCAACATATCCCAAATATGGATAATGGACTGCCTGATCAGGATGTTTTGATGCGAGATAGCCCCAGACTTGATTTTTATCACCATTGAAGAGTTCAAATCCAATCTGATCAATCGGTTTCAACTGAACGCCGTTCTCAGTCTTCGGAACAATTTGCTCTTTATCACGCCAGATTATGCCAATATCTTTAATTTTGGTTTCACATAAACCAAGCATCAATGAGGCATTATAAGTGTAAGTTGTATTGCTTGTTTTCGTTTTACCGCCCTTACCTCCCGACTTGGTTGTCGTAGTATGCGCAGTCGATGAGAAATCGCCATACCAGAACATATTCGCAGCCAACCGGTTTTTGCCGTAGACCAGTGGCTGGCATAGTCCATATGCAGATTGCTGAACACGCATAGAGTTGATGCGGTTGTCTGATGTACTGATTGTTGTACTACCAAAGATTCCACCCATTATTTTTTCAGCCTCTTCATACGAAAAAACCCGGCGATTCGCCGGGCTAAACTTCCTTTGGTACCATCTTGAAGAATGACTCCCAGATGGATATATGAATGAATGATTGTTGGCCATTCAACGACAATTGCGCCATGGCTGACACATTTGCCAATTTTATAAAGCACAATATCCCCCGGCTCTGGTGGCCCGTCCACTTCAAAGCAGACACTCCTGATATGCTCAAGATAGCGCTCACCCATCTGATGCATATGCCAGTCTGGCGGATACGGACGCGGATCTAAATGGTCCATGAGTCCAACTTTTTCATAGACCTCACAGATCAGCGTACCGCAATCCACACCCACGCCTTTGACACGGCCTTGGTGGTGATATGGGGTGCCGAGCCAAGTGAGAGCTTCTTGTACAGCCAGTTGGTTTTTAGACATACCCCCTCCGATTTTGGTAATAAAAAAACCGCTTTAGGCGGCTATTTAATTTTGGTTTGTTATAGGGTAAAGATCGGGTTTAGGCCTTTCAGTTTCATATTGCTCTTCAGAGATAAATTCAACATTGTGAATAGTGACCAATTGATTTGATTCGGTTAATTCACCATATATGATAACTGAACCCGTACTTTTGTTAATTACTTTAAAATATTGACCATCAGCCATTGTGTACGTTTTAACTTCCATCACGCTAAACCTCCATCAATAATTGTCCAACCTGCACCGATTAATCCGCTCACTGCTGCTTGACTGGTTGCCGATCGTTTTACTTGCGCATACACAGTTTTCGGACTTGTGCCGTTTGCCCATTCGTTTTGTCGCGTTGTACCTACATCAAGCCAAAGCGCATTCAAATATTTATCATAGTTTTCGGTAGACCAATTTGGCGCTGATGATACATCCGCCATATTTGCATTCACGTTAAATTTTGCGGGCCATGCCGACAAATCTTGATTGAACGATGTTGCACCCCGCATGAAGCCCTCAAAGTTCGATACGTTTCTAATGTCCCAATCATTGATAGGTTGATTGAAAGATGTGGCATACCAGAAAAAATATGCCATTGATACTACTGATCTAAAGCTTCCAGTGATTGTGTTATTGAAGACCTTATTATAAGAAAACCAGCCAGAGACATCTCTTAAATTCGGCGCATTAAATTTAATAGGTTTATTAAATGCTGACTCTGCAAATAAGTAGTAGGCATCTACTAAATTCGGCATATTGCCAAATTCGACTGTTTGATTGAATGAAGCTGCGCCCAATAAAAAGTTATTCAAAAATACGGCCTTTCCGAAATTAAAATTCGTTAATGGCTGATTGAATTTTTTAGCACCTGCCAACATGTTAGAAAAATCATTACACTCTGAAGTATCAATATTTAATTTCGAGTTGAACGACGCAGCTCCGTTAAGCATAAACGATATGTTTGTCGGTTTTGCGCTCCTTATCGTGATGTCTTTATTGAACTTTGCAGTACCCATCAATAAATTATTAATGCTTAATAGTTTCGGAGCGTCCCAATTTACCTCACGATCAAAATTGGTCGCATTCGCAAAACAATATCCAGCATCTTCAACTTGACTCACATCCCATGAATTTACTCGCTGATTGAAGCTCCCTATCCTCATACAAATGCCGTTGATCGTTGTTGCGCCATCAGTGTGAACACCTAAAGAATAATCAGGATAAGCACCGAAGAAGGTTGAACCATCAGGTGGATCGAATCCTAGGATTCGGTCTTTATCTTTCCAACTCAGATATGCGTAGTCGCGCCCCGCATCAAGTTTTAATGTTACTTCCATGGCAGGATTGAAAATCCCCTCTGTAACTGGATCAATGATTCCGAGTGACGCACAAGTAAGAGTACCCCCGACTACTTTAAATTCTTTAGGATTGTCATTACGAAATTTGAAAATGTCGCCATTTTCCACGTCTTGATTTCGAACAATGCGGACATTGCTAACATAGCCTTTCGGTGGAAAAACATTAATCGATTGATCGACTGTATTTGTCGATTTAAACACTGTGCATGACATGACTAATTGCTCCTGCGTTTAAGCTGTGTAATTGAAATATGTGTCTAAAAATGCGATACGCTTTTTTGTCCACGTCAAAATTTGTTCCAAGCTAGTGATGTTTAAAGACGGACGCACGGGCCAACGTGCAAGTTCAAGATCGTAAACATCTCTTGAATACTTCAAAAAAAGGTCAGTCGATAAGTTATAGGTGTTCTCAACTGAGATGATTTTCAGATCACGCAATTGCTTGTATCGCGCTTCAATGTCTGTGTTATATGTAACTTTGACTTTACGCCAGAATGAGCCTGAACTATTCCACACCAATTGTGAACCTGTTGTGTTGTCGTATACAGCAGCGCCAGTCCATTCGAGACCGAAAACCGTATCCATGTCATAGGGCATAAACATGAATTTTTTGCCGTCGTAGCTAATGAATTGAAAGTTTTTAGCGGCATTACCCCCGACGACATCGGTACACCGAACAAATTCAGCGAACAACATGAAATCGATCGCATTTTGCTTGTCGAGATACACATTCGCTTGCGCTGCAAAGTTCGCATCACTAAGCTGTGTAAATGCATTCCAGTTAGAAATTGCGGCCCAAGTATCTGCAGTTGGATTGCTCGGTGCTTTCAGTTCATAAAGCGTTGGATTTGTGACTTCAAGATTTGTGATGTCATTCCATCCGTCCATCCCGATATGAATTTCTTTTGGCTTGTTTTTGGCTATGTTGTAGTTACTGCGCTTCTTTGCAGTTCCGAATGAACCAATGCCGTAAAATTCATCGTTGATATATAACATAGCTGAATACAACCGTGGTACACCGTTTGCTCCGTTTTGCAATGCGTCTTGGCCCGTTTTACCGATGTAAGGTTTCTCAGTCTCTAAACGCGGATAACCCGTTCTTGATGCTGCAAATTGTTCCCACAATCGATAACACATTGCATTACGAATGTTGGTGTGATCAATCCAGTTCGACTTGAAAACAAGCTCATCGTGCGGTAGCAGATCACCGATTTTGACGTTCAGTGCTTTTGTTAAAGCTTGATCTGAAAAGAATGAGATGTTCCAGTTCTTTTTCGCATATGATGCACTTGACGCACCTTGCACTTCCATTTTTACAAAGCAGTTGAACGACTGGCCATCAAAATGAAATTCACCCTTACCTGAAATTACAGTGCCTTTGGCATCAGGTAGTGCAGGTATGTCTGTCAGATAGATCTGAATAATCGACTCAGGTGCTTTAACTGCAATTTGTTTTAGTGCCGTAACAGTTTGTGCTTTGTTTTTGAACTTTTTTAGCTCAGTAATTTCGTTTAAAATATCGACACCGTTGAAGACCCAATTGCCGAATTTATCGACGTAGCCCAGAATATTCTTTTCAGCGTCTTCGAATCGAATCAGTTTTGAGTCATATGATTGCTTTGTCAGCTTTTTCAAATACTCAAGCGCATCAACAGCATTGTGAAGCCCGTCTATCTGACCAGAGCGTAACATTCCAGATTTCGTCAAACGTAGGACAATATTCCCATCGCTATCTTCAAACGTATACAAATCACTCGAATCGCTTGTCTCAATCAGCTTTAACAATACGCGGATATTGTTCAGATTCAGTTCATCTGCAAATTTCTTTAATTCTTTTATATCTTCCTGATTTGTGAGCAAGATTGAACGTTTCGTATCTTCATCATAAGAAACAAGTTGACCCTTTTTATTTAAAGCAAGTACAACATTGCCAGCGTTATCTTTCCATTCAAATAAATTTTCTGAGTTTGAGCCTTCAAAGAATATACTTTCTTTAGCCAGAATCAGATTTGTACCATCCCAAACATAAAGCCCTGCATCGTCTCCCCGAGCAATACGTACGGTAGAATTAGCAGGTACATTTATTTTATCTGCATCAAATAAGGCCATTGTTGCATAGCTATAGTTGCCACCTTGCGCCTCGACTAAATCAAGTGACATTTGACGAATATGATTGAGCAAAACGGTTAATGCATTTTTAAACTGTGATTCGGTGATAGTGTTCCCGATAAAATCGTAATCGCTCGGTACAGTCATTGGGTTACCCTCAAGAACAAAAAACCCCGCGAATGCGAGGCTTAGAAAGTTAAATTTGATTAAACGGATGTTTCAGGGATTGGTATAAAAGGCGCGCCGCGGAAACGGGAAAAGTTATTGAAGCGGTTCTGGCAAGTTTCCATACGCCTGTCGCAACCCGGATAAACCTTGATTCTCTGCCCCACCTCAGGATTTTCAAGTAATGGCAATGTAAGAAGCAGCACATCAAGCTCATGCAAACGAATCGTGCGTTTAAGCCCTTTGTTTCCACCTTCTAAAAACTCAATCACCCCTTGCGTGAACCAGCCCTGCGGCTGGTTGATATCACACAGGATCCGCGATGCAGTACTGCCAGCAGCAATCGTAGTTTCAAGCGCATAATTTTCACGATTCAAACCACAGGCGTGATCAAACAGTGTATTACTGCAGCTCGGTTGGTATAAATTACGTGGCATCTGCACATTCAGTTCATCCAGATCTGATGCGACACTGGCCTGTATCGTATTGCGATCAAACTCAGGTTCAATAATCCGGCCTTCAAACAGCTTAATGGTTCCCGCGCTGGTATCGGTAGGTGTATTGGCATCCATGAAAATACGTTCAAGCTTGAAACGTGAACCGTCCATCTGACCATTGTGAAAGGCTTGGACAATACGCAAACTTTCAAAAGTTTGTTTATCTGTCACATCAATTGTTATAGATAAATTATCCACTTCTACACCCAATGATAATGTGATGCCATCCCGACTAATGATGGGACCATCAGAATGATAAAGTTCACCCGCAACAATGAGATCAAAGTCATAATTGGTGTATCTATAGATATCATTCTGGATCGTCGTGATCGTATATAGATCCGCCATCACGAACTGATTTGCATCAAGTAACGCGATCAGTTTTTCCGAAGCTGCTCTCATACCTTATTTCCTAGTGACCCAATCATGTCGACTTTCCCAGCTTTCCAGAGCTTAGACATAAAATTGGTATATTGCTGTTCATCATCAGCAAAACGACATCGATAGTAAAAGGTACCAGTTACAGTAATAGATTCTCCTTCTAATAGTGGAATCGATAGCTGCAACATACCATTATTTGTAATAACAAATTGAAGTAACCACATTTGACTTTCAGGATCTGACCACATCGGTTTTGATGCATTCTCACTCCATATCAACGGATCTTCACTCTGTTCCGCTTGGGTATGTTGTAAAGGGATCTGAGTGGTATTGATCTGCTTATAAAGCTGGAATGACGTTTGAACCCCATCGCCTACAAACGTGCACTGAAATTCATTGTCCTCAGGCATCTTGAAAAGAAATGAATCAAATGAGCCACGGCGCTCTAGAAAGAAACCTTCAAGTTGCTGTAATTCATTACGCCCCTTGCTCTCCCGAAGGAATGCAAAGGACATGCTGATCTGATATTTAGGTACTGCCTGATAACTAGCCCTTAGTTCTCGACCATTTACTGATTGCATGATCTTGGTATTAAACATCGGGGTTTTGGTGAGATCCCACTCTAAACCCGGCAGTTCAGGAAACAATACGTCTGACATGAATCCTCCTTATTTACCAAAATTGCGGTTATAGCCTTTCAAGCTGTTTGCTACAGCTTTACCGTTTTTCTTCAGCCATCGATCAGCACCTTTGGTGTCTACAAATCCAAGATTAAAGTGATACGAATCACCACCAGATGCAGAAGCAGGATCAGCAAACCCAGCATTGGCCATAGATTTACCTAAGGCACGAATGGTATTGGCATGCTGTTTCGGCAATACCATTTCTTCTTCGTGCAATTGCGTCATAGGGTTTACACCAGATGGAATGTCGTAACCGCCTCGAGCAGATTTGATCTTGCCCGCAAGACCAGCAACCAAACCAAAAGCAGCCGCACCAGCACCAACGGCTAAAATTGGACCGACATACGGAATTGCGACCATCGCTTTAAAAGCTCCGGCCATTGCTTCCCAAGCGGACATCATGATGCCTTTGATAGCTTCAGCTGCTTTTAATCCCAATCGAGCTAAACCACCCGCAGCTGTAACACTGGTACGTGTTGCCTCACCTGCGATCGTTGCTCCCGTTTGAGCCGCTTGGCCGGAAGCCTCGGCCGCTGTTTCAGCACCAACGAAACCAAGTTTACGAGCCAACTTAATGGCTTGGATTCTTAGCCATCCTTGCAACTCTTTAGTAGCTGTTTGCAAGGCAAATTGCCCCATGTCAGCCAGAACTGCTTTAGTTGCATTACTCCAAGTCAAGGTACCATTCATAAGAGACTGAATGCCCTGATCCCAAAGGTTAGAAAGTCGAGAAGTAAAGCCACCAAACTTAGCTTCAAAGTCTTTCATTTCCGCATCACTGATTAAGCCCATAGACTTAGTGTCAGCAACTTTCTGATCCGTCTCTAAATCAGAAATATTATTAGTGATTTGGTTTTGATTACCTTGTTTGCCAGTAATACCGGTTTGCTCATTCTCAAGTGCCAAACGCTCTAAAAGACCTTGCCGCTTAATTTCACGTAACTGATCTTCTAGCTGTTTTTCCAACTGAACTTTACGGACATTTGAAATTTTCTTGGCATCAAACTCAGCCTGAATTCGTGCCGCTTCAATTTCATATAGGCGTTGTGCTTGCTGTTGATAATTGTCTATCTGTTCTTCACGAGCTTTTTTGTATTCCTCAAACTCTTTTAAACGAATAGCAATAATCTTGTCGGATGCATCCTTCTCGGCTTTGACTTTGGCAGCTGATTTTTCATCGGCAGTCATTTTAGACTTTTCAATTTCATCCAAAGCCTTTTTGAGATCCATCGCTATTTTTTGCTCTTCAGTAGCATATTTATAGCGAATATCTGCTAATGCCTTAGCTGCTTGCTCAGCTTGGCGCACAGCATCGGATTTGCCTTGCTTTGCCTTATCTGACTTACCACCTTCTGGATTTAGTGCTTTGTTTTGACCAATACCCGAAGTGACACCACCGCTTCCACCTCTGCTACCTAGTTGAGCTTTTTGGATATCAATAGTCGCTTTAGTTAAGCGATCAAAAGAAGAAGTTCCGCTAAAGATATTAGATGCTGAATTTATCGCAGCTTTCGTATTGCCAGCAATATCAACCACAGTATCTTTGGTCTCGGTCCAAATTGCTTTTACGCCACCTGCCAATGCCTTCCCTTTAGCCAGAATCCCATCTGCATTTACAAAGTTTACGGCAGTACTTCCAATAGTCCTTAGGTTACTCATTACACCTGACATCAATCGTACTAGGTTTTGCAAACCAGTCCCAAGCCCAACAATAACGACTGCCACGCCCTTGGCAACCGAGCCTAATGTCTGAATAACTCCGGTAAATGCTCCACCTTTTGTGGTGCCATTCATAAAATGACTAATAACACCGCTTAAAGCTGGCATCACTGCTTGAGCCAATTGATTTTTTAAGCCGGTGTACTGCATTTGAAGTACTTCAGTTTGAGCCTTTAATTCAATAGATTTTTGAATTGCCTCTTCACCAGTAATAATCCCTGCTTCTTCCATAGCAGACTGATATTCTTTCCAAAGCTTACCGCCATCTTGCAATATTGGAATTAATCCAGTGAGATCCGAGCCCATACTTTCAAGATAGAAAGACATTTGTTGCTGGTTGACTCCAGCTTCTTCCAACTTATCGACATAAGTTTGTAAGGCTTCTACTCCATCCATCTTGGACATTTCTTCGGCAAGCTTTTTCGCACCTTCAGCACCACCTTCTGTTTTAACAGCGATTTGCTCAAAAAAATCTTTAGCGCCACCAGAACCTACTGATGCAAACTCACCGATCTTTTCGTTGAAGTCTTTCATCATGTCTGAGAGTTTTTCTTGAGAAAAACCCAAAGTTTGAGCTGCACCTGACAACCCCTGAAATGACTGTATCGAGGTATTTGCTAAGGCTGAGAATCTCGCAAGTTCAACATTGTTATTAGCCACTTCAATTGCCAATGTTGCTAAGCCTGCAGTAGCTGCTATGGTCCCACCCACTGCCAAACCAGCAACTGCACCTGCAGCAACCAATGCACCACCACGCAGAGCTCCTAACTTGGAAGTAATACCATCAAATGCTGACCCTATTTTTGACCCACCAAGTGCATCACTAATTTGGTTCTTAAATCCTTCTGAAATGGATTTAGAAACGTCATCGAACTGTCGCTTGACACTCGAGAGATCAAACTTAAATCTCACCCCTTTAGTGGTATTCTCAATTTGCTTAGCAGAATCAGAAACAATCTTCTCAGCATCATCCATACCTTTTTTAAGCTCGGATGTTTTCGCACCCACATGTACTTCTACGCGATTGTTACTTGCCATACGAACCTCTTAGGCATAAAAAAACCACCCGTAGGTGGTTATGCATTGTTTGGAAAATTTATTTAGAAGAACTTTGACTTTTCATGCATTCTTCAAAAATCATAGATGAGTATGAGTCTTTATATGACTTTCTTTCAGTGCTATGCATGGTTAATGGAATGTGGTCATAGATACTATCAATTAACTTCTTATTTAAATCAGCGGATTCTTTATCGTTTGTATGTTGGTCAATAAAACCATATTGCTGTTCTCTACTTTGTCCATTGAAATAATTATCCAAATACAAAATTGAAGTATCCCTAAATACCCCACACTTTTCCTCTAATGCCATTTTTTCAACTGATTTTGCTTGAACAGGACTAATCAAAGTAAAAATAAGTGCAAATAAATAAAGTTTTTTCATTAAGGTTCTCTTGGGTTTAGTCAATTAATAAATCATTTTCAATTTCAGGAAGCAACACACATCTACAATTTGGCTCGTAGCTCCCCCAATGATTAACGATTAAGTCCAAATCAGTCTTTAAATTAAAAACCTTGTTATTTAATTCTTTGCAAATGTTAGGCGCTCGTTCAAAGTTGCCGTAATTAAAACTTATATTTTTTACTTCCAAATTTACGAATGAAAAAATATTAAAAAGCACTAAATTTCTAGATATAAACCATTCTAGATAATTTTTGTCTTCTCTCAGCCTTTGAACATCGCAAATTGGATCCGCAGTAGAAACTTCAATAAATTTCAGATAAATCTTATTAGAAATTTCTTTATGTTTTCTTAGCCATCGAGATAAATTTTCAAGAAATGGTATCACCGCTTCATTATTAATGTTGAAATCATCAATTGTAAAAATAGAATCTTTAGTAGAAGTCCCTATACCGTCTTGTGTATTAGGTTTAAATTCAGAATAAATCAATTCCCGTTCCTCAGAGCTGAATGAGGATTTCCACCAATCGGTAAGATCTATATTGAATAGCCCTATATATTGGTTAGATTTATAATTTTTCTTTTGAAAAAGTTTTTTTATTACGTTCATCAACTCACCACTTGTCTTAAAGTAAAAGTAATTTAACAAGTTGGCTGCTTTTTGTCATACCAAGTTAAATCAGGGCAGCCTTAACCACCCTGCGGAAAATTCGACAAAACTTCCAGCATATCGTCCTCATCATCATCTGAAACGGTAATAGCTTGCGGAGTTTCTTCGATTCCAGCGAATGCCTCCAAAATACGACAAAGGCGTTGTATTCCGATATGTGCGGGAGGGTTGTTTTGCTGATACGCACTTAACGCTCTTAATCTAGGTAAATCCATTTCATTACGCACATAGTCGTAATTTTTACCCATTGTCAGCACTAAATGCGTGTACAGCTCCTCCCAATTTATTCCCCCGAAGATTCACCTGCTGGTTTTGCTGTACCTGTATATTCCAAGCCAGATGTTTTAGTCACGAGTGATAAGACTTCTTCCATGTTACCCATATCTAATAGCTCATCCGAAACAAATTCACGGGTAATATCCGGGTAATTTCGCTTAAGACAAACATGGGCCATATCAATAATTACTGAAACGGGAACATTATTTGATTTCAATTGTTCTTCAAATCGCTCAAGCGTACCCAATGGAGCTGGAGCAAAAATCCAAGACCGACCAGCAATCTCTTTACTATTACCACGCGGGTTATCAACTTGCTTAAATTGCATCTGGCATTACTCCGATAAATCGATTTTGAAAACACGGTTAAGGTCATCAGCCATAGGCTGGAATTCAAACTCAGGAATATCGTAATCGTCCTGTTTTGAACTAAATCCAAGCTTGTTACTTGTACAACGGAAGAAATTCATATGCATGAACTTGCCTTTGTAGTCACGTTGCAGATCAACGGCAAACTCTGGCGTATAGCCCATGTCTAGGTTTGATACAGTGATTGATTTAGCACCCGCTACCATTGCTGAATAACGGAAGTTAATAAATACCGTTTTCCCTGCATCTGCAGCAGCAAATGTATAAGCACCGGTTGCCGCATCTACACTGTATTGTCCTGTTGCTGGTGCCGAAGCTACACGTTTAAGTGGGATTGCTTTCGCATCCGTTACGCCTAGATCCTTTACAAACGTACCACTGTTAGGAACAACCGGAGTAACTGAACCACCAGCCGGAATAACCTCACCATTAATGGTTTGGGAAACTGTTTCAATTCCACCTTCTGCAACAACGCCACCAAAGAAAATGGAATTTAATAAGGTGCCGTTAATCCGCCCGAAAGAAGCTTTACATTTAATGGTACCTTTACCACGCGCGGCATCTACGGCGAACTGTCCACGACCAAAAAGCTCTTTTAAGTCATAGCTAATATCTACACCAACGGATTGCATCACCCCCACTTCAACTGGTGTGGGATTACTAATCGGTTGCCCGTATACATCTTGAATCGGTGTAGCAAAAATCTTGCCGGCACCAAATAAATACTGAGCCATTTATTTTGACCTCTCTAAAATGACAAAACCGCCATCGAGGCGGTCATAAAATGAATGTTTTGTTAATTGGTTGTGAGGATTCGGATAGGGATAATGGCAATCGCCTGGTCATCCAGCATGTTTTCTACTGCTTCATATACTTCTACAGTGCCCTCGATCCAGCAGTGCTCTACCAAACCACCTAAGGTTTGATACTCACTAAAATCAGGATGGTCTGGCTTAATAGCTTCACGTACACGATCGATGAAAATATTCATCTGTGATGATGGGGGCTTAGCTCTATCAGCCTCATGGATGTAGATATAAACTTCAGCAGCAAGTTCAACTTTTGAATCCATACCATGTACCGGTACTTCTTGCTGATTGCCTTGAGTGATAAATATGGCAGGCCGTTCATCAGGCAATACATTATTAAAGTGACGTAAACGGCGACTTACTGTTTTGAGCCCTTCTACCCTTGTACTTAATCGATCAAACAGCGCTTGATAAATTGCTTCACTATCCACCTGCTATACCTCGCTGAATTGCTGCATCAATATTTTTCGGCACAATCTTGGCCACGATATCCAGTGAATCACGCATGAACCGCAATTCTCTAAACCGAACATTCCTAGAATGGGCCTTAACATTGACCTGAACAGGTGAAATAGGTCGGCCAAACGCCTGTTTAATTGTCCTCAGGTGTGCTTTAACACCCAAAGCACCATTTAGACCAAACTCATGTGCAGGCGCATAAGGCACCAAAGCACCACCAGCTCCCACGGTTCCCTCAATGGAATCCTTATCCTCATCCACCTTTGATGAAACGGATCCTCGCAAGCGCCCTGACTGAACTTTGAGTCGTTGGCCACTTAACATGTCTTCCTGAACAATCCGCTGTAAGCGCAAAGTAAGAGCGTTAACCGTGCGTCTTATTTCAAACCTAACGCGATTATTCATCTCATCAAAATTGACCTGAGCATCAACACGATAATCGCTCATAGCTTAATTACTCTTTAGCAGATGCTGCCGATTTCTTTGGCTCAACAACTTCAACATAACGCTCAAAACCTAAGGGCTTTAAAATATGGATAATGTCATTATCAGATTCTAAAACGCCGTTTTTGATATCTAGGTTTTGCCCGGCAATAACGAGTTTGGTTGGTTTATAACCTTCTGGTGCCTGATATTTAAAAGGCATGGGATTCTCCTATACAACAAAAACACCAACGCCTAAACGGTTAGGGTTAGTACCTTCATCATCAATTGGAATTGAATTTTTTAACGCAAGGTAGCGTTGGCCATACATGCTGAGATCATAGAAAGCTTCTTTCGATGATCGTGAATAACTCACACTTTGGCCAGCGATCGTCATGCTTGATGCAGTACCAAAAGCAGCGCCATTGCCGCTAATGGTTCCGACTTTAAGGATATGTGCTGCATATAGACCTACAGCACGTTCCTTTAATGCCCCGAACTCAATTTGAGAAACGATCTGATCCGCTTCTTCTAAAGCATCCTGAATCCTTGCATCTGGCAAAGACATTAAACTCGAATCAGTCGAGAACCTTTCACGAAACGTTTGTACGTCCATATGTCTACCTTATTCCTTAGCCTGAGCTAACTTAGCTTGTAACTGCTCAAGTGTTTCATCATTACTGAACGTTACTTCAAGCGCTGTTAATTCAGCCTTCACGGCGGCCAAAGCAGCTTCATCAGTTGGCTTTTGCTGCTCACCTGCTGCATCGTTTTGCTTGCCGCCTTTACCGCCACGACCACCAGTTTTACCCGCTGTTTTTGGCTCATCATCTGGGATTTCCTGAACTTCAAGTTCACCGATATCAATAAGATGTTTAGCAAACTTATTTTTAGTGAGCTTCTTGTGCGCTTCTTCATCCACAAGAGTTGGTGTGCCTGTAGGCAAAACAGCAATACCAGAAAAAACAAAAGCGGCCTGTAAGCCGCTATAGATATAAGTATATTTCATACTGTTTTAATCCTTACACGTGATCCAAGTAACGGAGAGAATCAACACGCTTCAACCATACGCCCTGATATTTGTAGTGACCAGGCACTTTAATATCCACACCAACTGGTTGAGCTGCCAAGAAAGTGACGTCATCACATTTCATTTGGATGCATGACGGATCACGGCGGTAAATAATAGAACGGTCAGCACCTGCTGTACCTTTGCCGTTTGAACGACCTAAACCACGAATGGTTAACGGCTTACCTTGGGATGCGAAGATGTTATTTTCTTCAATGAATTTTAAGAAAGTCTTTCCGCCAGAATCAGCTACTACACGGGTAGAAAGGTGTAAGTACTGATTTGATGCCATCAAATAAGTATCTGGCTGTACAGACACATCCCCATCGATAAGTTCTTCAGCATCTGCCAAGCTTGCGTTGAAGTCACTTAATACTTCTTCAATGGTTGCTGTAGCCCAGTTATGTTGGGCTGTAACAATGGTTACACCAGTTTGATTTAAGAAGCCTTTAACCCCTGTAAGCTCGTTGCCATACCATGCAATATTGCTTAAGTGTTTTTCTGCAGCTAATCGCGCCGCTTGCACTTTGTCAGCTTCAAGCGGAATATTCATTTTTTGAGCTGTTTCTAATTCAAGAACTGAATACCAATAGCTGATGGTACCAACCTTGATAGGCAGTGAAACACTGTCATAGTCCACTTCTGCCACAGGGATGTCATTACCTGTACCTGAATGGTCCTTACCAATGCCAACGCCTTTTTTACGTGTAAGTACTTCACCACCACCAAAAACACCATTCACAGGTTTAACAGGAATGTATTTAGCGTAATCCATCACTTGCTGAAGCTGAGGATCCATTTCGTTAAACTCTTCCAATTTAACGAATAATTGGGCTAAAGCATCAAGGTTAAACGCATCACCAATAGTTGCCTGTACCACTTGAGCTACTGGTGTTAGACGTAGCTTCATTGCTGCCAATTTACTCATAATTATTATGCCCCACGTAAGCGAACAGCAGCTAAGCCCTGTTCATTTGAAATTGTTTCCCAAGATGCGTTCGGTAACTCTGTACCGTCCAAAGCTGTTGGGGATAGAGAACCTAACGGCGCTGCTGTGGTACCGTTAGCTGTTTTGACATAAACCTTTGCGTTGATGTCAGTGACTGGTGCCGTGACCTTCACGTAAATCGAGCCGATCGTCATAACCGGTGCTACATCAGTAGCCTTATAGGCTTCTTTGCCATCAGCAGTTTTGCCTGACTTACCTACGCCGTGACGTACGATAATTCCAAACTTGGTATTAGTTGCACCAGTTACCGCTGAAACTGTTTTTCCATCCGTACTACGTACAACCACGTCACCATCGTTCACCAAACCGGTACCAGCCACAGGCAGGGATAAAATATCCTCTGGCCCAATGAGGTGAAACTTCATACCGGGTACAGCATCGTATTGCTTAACCATGATTTACTTCCCCTTAGATTGTTTTGTATGCGTTTTCTTTACTGTAGGTCTTTTCATCCCCACCGCCTGCTGGGTCACCATCGCCAGCTTTAACACTTTGTTGCTGGTGAAGTGCATCACCTACAGGATTAGAAGGTTGAGTACCCTTCACAGCACAGAGTGCACGGAAAGTTGTGTCGATCTGCTCAGGCTTTGCATCACCTACTGATACGTTACCCATCAAAGCAGTTACTAAAGCATCACCAGCTTTTGCAGCAATAACATCACGCTTGATTTGCTCACATGAGCAACCTTCGGTTTTAACTGTTGGCACCAATGCTTTAGCATCGGCAATCACAGCAGCACGCTCTGCAGCAGCTTGTTCAAGTTTTTCAGGCGTCATCTGGTTCTTTTCCAGATCACCTACTTTTTGCTCAAGAGCAGTTTTTTCGGCATGCAATTGATCTACGACTGCTTGAATTGCTCCAAGCTCATCACCGATAGAAAATTGCTTATCACCAACTTTGAGCTTTGCCGCCTTTAAATTGTCAAGCTGCTCTTGCTGGATTTTTAATGCATCCGCTAAAGGCGTGTTGTCGCCAATGTTATAGCGCACACCATTTACAATAACTTCCATTGATATATTCCCCTTATGTGGAGTTTGTTGTTTGTCACCGATGCGGCAATCACCACCACAACGGCCATATTTAACGAGCGCTACGTGATTGCCTATAAAATTGATAAATTTCGCTTGATATGGCGTACCATCTGGCGCCGTACCCTGCTCAACGATTAATAAGGCTCCATAGCCAAGCGACATTTCTAGCCGCTCGTTGCTTTGGATCAAATCAATACTGATCTTGTCTTTAATGAGCAAATCACCCACCAGATAATCGCCTTCCTGTCGGACGTTCTCACAATAGCCAATGTGATAATCCTTCCAGTTAGATGCGTTAATTTCATTTTTAGGCGGGTGATAGTCTGTAGCGTCTACACCATTGAAGCTTTGAATAGCCTCAGGCTTAAAAAGCTCCTCTGGCGGTGTGTAAACATTAATGACTTGATCAGCGGTATAACCTTCCAGAGATGGAAACTCATACGCATAGTACTGACGTACTTGAGGTGCTTTAGCTAAGCGAACATTGACGCATTTCAGATACCCCTCTTTGGTAAATGAGCGTGTCGATTCGCTTGGCGCAAAGTCACCAATTTTGAGTTGGTAAATGGTTTTCATAAATTGCGCTCAATAAAAAACCCACCAAATGGTGGGTTTGAAATATCAGATTTAATTTCCTGTGATGAAAAATTTCTTTATTCGTAATCTAAGGTAAATCTATGGCCTGTTTCCTTAATTATATAAACAAATCTTTGATTAGCCTCATCCATCTCCAAACCGATAGTTGCTATTTCAGTTGTTCTTTTTTGAGGGTCAGCCTCTAATATTTGATCAATATTCGTAGAAATTGCATCAAATGAGTTCTCAAATGTAATTAAAATCCTCTGAACATTCGTTATGGCTTCTACAGGCGATCCATTAGCAACAACACCAAAACCTGGTGGGTGATATTCTGTACCATCCTTTACTCTAACTGTTGTGTTGTAGCCTTTACGTCTTAAAATTTTATATTGCTCTTCTGTCAATGGTTCGCTAGTCGATTCAGACTTAAAACTAATTAGTAGATTAGGCCAATTTTCATGAATAGTTTCGATGATATCTAAATCGCACCAATCGCCATGTGAGAAAATACCAATAATGTGTGCTTGAGAGTTAGAAAAGTGGATAAACAATAAATCCGACGTTCTTTCCATATACCCATCACTTTCCACAACATTACCTAAATGAAAATGCTGGATTCTCCAATGAGATAACATATCATCATTATAATCTAGCTTTTTAAGGTTTCTGCTTTGATATTTATTTAAAGAGTTTCCTTTTTCTATATCTAAAATAATTTTTTGATAAGCACCTAAATGTTCAGCAGGTATGACTAAATTTTGAGGTTCAATCACCTCTCTCGGTTGAGCGTTAATAATTCTGTACTTATAACGTTGATATAAATGAATTGGTCCATTTGTTCCAGCCTTATAATTACCAAACTCACTAACTAATTTTTTATGACAGTAATCTTCGTAATCTTTTAAAATTTCATTTTTAATTTCCATTACCCCACCTTAATAAAATGATTAAATAAAATTTAATTACCAAGTTATTAAAATCTCATAAAGTAATTAAATTAATCAATCAAAATATCCTCATAATTAGGCAAAGCTGTGCAACGACAACGAATAGGCTGACCGGGATGCCCACCATCTGGCGGTGAATCCCATCTAAATGTCTTGCCCTGCTTATGTTGATGATCTGGCCTTACACGCTCATCTTTCGCAGTTTGCCATGTGTATGTCTCAACACCCATCGAAAGCTGTCGAGCTTGGTTAATTTGGCCGTTAATCTTGCCCATCTGATCACTAGCAATAAGACGTGCTCGGTAATCAGTAGATAAACCCAATTGCTTAATAGCTTTGGCCAACTCTTCATTTGTTTGTCCAGTCTGCAAAGCATTGGTAATTAATACCTCAAGCTTATCGGCGTATTGCTGCGGAATAGACTTAATCAAACTGACATTTGCCGTGATGTTTAGATCTACCTCGTCTTGAATATCAGCAGCTCGATAAAACGGCGTAAGATCCACACCAATAATTGTTTTGGTGTGCTCTGCAATTTGCTTGTCCACTTCCTTTTGGGTGTCAGTCACAACCTTTGTGGCTAGAGGCCTAGAAATCTCAACAACATACTTTGTGAGCTTTTCCCTAAACGCCGCCATCATGTCAGAGAACCATGCATCACCGATGTTCTGGCCTACAGTTGGAATAACTAATTCCTTAGTTTGTTCCTGACAGTATTTAGATATAGCCAGTAATTGCCGTGTGTAATATAGCTCTACACGGCGGTTTACGTGCACGGCTCTCGGCTTGGAAGCTTTACGACCTTTTTTACGTTTCTTCGCCTGCTGGAGGTGGGGTTTCAGGATCTGAATTATCGTTGTCATTAAGCTTCACCATTGTCTCAAGCTCTTTGATATGTTTTTCATCAATCACTGAATAAACACCATCAATAACAAGCTGTTTTGCTATCTGTGGCTCTGTAATAATGCCCATCTCTAAATATTTAGCATCCCGTTCTGCGTTAGCTTTCTCAACTTCAGAGCGGACCTTAGCGTCTAATTGCCATAACGGGTTAAATACTACGTCCAAACTTGGAATCTGACGTCCAAATGTAGTTTGAACAATCACTCTTAAAAGCTTCATCATGAAAGGCTTTAAGGACCATATTTGCTTGGTAGCAATACTGTCGTAATAGTTCCGAGTGTCATGCTCACCAGTCGCGTTCATACCTGCAGGTGATTGCCCAAATAAAATTGTATATGGCATATCGGCAGCGCCAGCAGCTTGAATTGAGAATTCACGCATAAGATCAGGCAAACCACCAAAGCTATAAGATTTAGAGTCGTACTCCTCATCCTTATCCAAAACGATCATACCGTTCAAGCCCTTAAGCAATCCGACACTAAGAAAACGTTCAGCTACGGATTTCATATCCTCTTTGATCTTATCGACCAAGTTAGGTGTTCTAATCACGTCAATTTTTGATTCATGGACCAGACTAGCAGTGGCTTTCTTTACGGCAGCATGATCAAGTAGATCCTCATAAACTTCCTGTAAGACACTTACCGGCTCTTCATTAACTACATCGGCATGGCCAAACTTATATAAGCGGGTATGGTGGATTCTTTGAGTTGATTTCCCGTCCAGCTTTAACTTATAAAATTCAGGCTGCTTTAAAAGTCCACCTGCCTCCTTAGGCGATAAGTATTTACTGGTATCAGCTTCAATGTGCTTTTTCTTAAGCACCGTGAAAAACTCTAAACGCCCCACGCCTAACTTGTTTAAATCGAACGGTTGATCTAAGTTGCCGCCGTCTACAGTCCCTAGAAGCACATAGCAAACGCCATATAAGCGAGAAAGGATTAAGCTAGATAAGAGAACCCCATCTAAATTAAAAGCCTTACACGCCTCCTTAAGCTTAGCTAAATCACCATCCTGTATGCCCTCATAGAACCAACCTGCTCGGAGCATGTCACTGGCTGGACGGTTGACAATGCGCTTAGCTAACCAGTGTTGATACACGGCTTCTAATTGCTCATCAGGAATTACTTTCTTAACAAATGAACCGTGTGAAGCTTTGTCACGATCGGTACCAATATTTGAGACAAAGTTTGTGTACGCCCCTGCATCGCCAATTGCATCGGGCTTTTTAGTTTCAGCCATAATTTCCTCTAATCAAATACAGTTGGCTTTTTGGCTAATGAATCATTAATTGCATCAATGGTCGGGTCCCACTGGTCGTCATGGTCATGTGACCAATCAGCAGTAAGGCCTTCAATCTCTTCAATGTAGTTCAATAGCCATGGTGCATTAGCTGGTAACCAGACACGGCGTTCTTCAACATAAAGAATGACATCCATAGTCCTTGATAGCTTGTCAGTACTTCGCTGAATCGCACGTATTGGTAAAGTGGTCTGCTTAGATATGGACTGAATTAAACCGGTACCACTCGCCTTATCCTCTACAGCCATATAACGAAGCTTGCCGATCTTTGTGTTACTGTCCTTATGTTTATTGATAAAAGCTTTTGCTTCTTTCAATAGCTCAGGTGCTTCCCATTTGCCACGCTTAACATCGATGATGTAAAGGTTATTGTCATAGCCAAGTCCAGCGCATAAGAACACTGAAAAGTCATTATGCTCTTTGGTCTTCTGCGCCGTATCAGCCCAAATCGCACGCCATTTAAGAACAGGTAGATCTAGATAACGTGGGAACCATTCAGCCTTAACCAGATCACCACCCAGCTTTTTAGGGTTTTGCATGTATTGGCTTGCAAATGTGTAGCGTGACACTGTGGCGCCGTCTTTATCTTCCCCACCTTTTTCCAGCTGCAGCAATGAAAGTAAAGATTCTTTTAATGGCCAGTAGCTTTGTCGGCCTTGCTCATCACTTTCAACATCACGTGGAATTTTGCGCTGTATGTGCTCTGGTAGCTTACTTATGTACTCATCATCTATAAGCGCGGGAATACTGATCTGTTCCCACTCGCCTGGTACATTACCAGTCATTACAAAGTTAGTCGGATCTTCAACGTGCAAACGTTGCATGATCAGAATAATTGGCGTGTCAGATTTAGCTTTACGCGAGTTGACTGTGTTTAGAATCTTACGGTTAGCTTTACGTCTTGCTGTTTGGCTAAATGCATCTTCAGGCTTTAATGGGTCATCGAGAATAATCGCACCAGTAAAGCCTTCATCCGCTAATGTACCGGCACGGCGACCTGTGACCTGCCCACCCATCGAAGCAGAATAAACATGACCTGCGTCATATCCATCGACTGTGGTTTTCCAGCTTGATTTAGCATCAGTACTGGTAGAAATCTTTACAGGCCATAAGTTCTGAAAGTCTTCCGACTTAACAATATTTCTAGCTGTAGCTGATACATCCTCTACAAGTGATTGCGAGAAAGACAAATACAGAAACCGCGAACGTGCATTACGCGCTATACCACGGGCAATAAGGTTTGTGAGTAATTCAGTTTTACCGCTTCCGGGTGGAACGTTAATAACTAGGTTCTTAACCTTTCCAGCGATTACCTCGTCAATCTTGTCGGCAATATATTCATGATGCCAATTGACCGAAAACTTAAAACCCATACGTGGCAAGAAGAAAGCACGAGTGAAAAATAAATGTTCTTTCTCACATTTAATCCGTTTAGCTTTGGCTTTAACAGGATCAATATTCGTTCTCGAGTTCATCTATCGCCTGCCTTACCTGCTCATCGGTAGCAGTCACATAGGTAATATTTTCGCTTTGTAATGGACCACCACCAGCGCCTGTAATTTCAGTCTTATTCGTGTACTTGCCGCCTATGTCCTCAGCAGCTTGCTTAAGAATGCTTAAAGCTGCTACACGGTTTCTACTGTGCTTTTGATATTGGCTTTCGTAGCGCTGTAAACGCACCGCTAAATTTGCAATAGGGATTGCCTCAGGCTTACCCAAAAACATTTCGCGAGTCTTTTCAAAATCTTTTCTTAATTCTTCGCTCAGGTTCTCGCCTGCCCGTTTGGTCGGGTCGTATTTCTCACACTGCTGTTTAGTAACTTTTATCCCGTATTCTTGGTTGACGAGCTCAGCAGTTTCTGTGGGTGTATTAAATACGGCAAGTGAGCGAACTATAAAGAGTTTTACCTCTTTTTTTAGAGCCGCCATATCCTCAATCCTGTCAACCTACGTCAACCTAAATAGACAAAAAAAAGAGCCAAAAGGCTCAATTGATTACACAATTTCCGCAGCATCTTGAAATATCAAGATTCGAAACAAACGGCGGATTTTTTGCGACTTCAATAAGTCGCTTAACATTTTTGCTTGGTCCATAACGTTTAACTACGCCAATAAACTCTTCAACGTCATGACCTGCAAGATAGTGCTTAGGAAGACCAGAACTATCGCTATAAACAATTTCTCCGTCCTCGTCTCTCATCACTCCAATGTGATAAAGCTCATGTTCAAGCAAAGCACAGAACTCTGTATCATTTGCACGCTCACAAAAAGAAGCATCGACAGTTATTAAGTAAGTTGGCACAAAGCCGAACCAATCTCGCATCTGTTGCTCTTGTCTAGCTTTACGCCATCCACCAACATTGAACATGACTTTTTCACATTGCCCCAGCACCATCGCCTGCTTGCTTTTATATGCAGAAGAGGCCCAAGCAAATGCTAAAAATTCTTCATTATCGTGAAGCAGCTCAGCTATGTGATCATGATCGGGGTTATAAAGAGGTCCACCAATAGTTAAGTAATTAGCAACAACCCATTTTTTTAGATCTGGTGCCGGTGTTAGTCTAATTGCTTCTTCTTCATCTGCTTGATCAATAAAATCAGTCGGTGGAAATGGTCTTATTTGCTCCATCTTCAATTCTCGCTAATTCACTTTTTATCCAGTTGATGACATATCCCGACAAAATAGAATCTGGATGAAAGCGCTCTATTTTATAACCCATCTCTTCAGCTTGATCATATCGATCAAGACTCCATGCTTTATTTGCCAGCTTTCCACCACGTCCACCAGACCAGGGACCACCCTCAATTTCAATGAGCAAACGCAATTTCACAACATGAAAATCAAAGCGCCAGTGTTTGGTATGGATCGGTTGAAACTTACTTTCAAAACCAATCGCCAAATCCTCAAGTTCTTCCTTAAGTGTTGCCTCAGCCTCGAGATATTTTTGCTTCGCCTTAGGCAGTGGTCTGGATTTGGGTTTGGTTTTAGGTTCTTTTTTCCGAGTAAGCCAAAAATAATCTTTACCATCCATGCCCTAGCCCCTTAAAAGAAGCCCTCAGGCTTGTTGTTGAGCCGTGCAATTAATTTGTTTTGCTTTGCTATGGCTAAAAAAAATCGCTCATCTAATTGAGCGATCTGTTCTGTAGATAATCCTTTCGTTGTACAGCTTCCCAAATGATTTAACTCTACTTGGAGCTGTCTAATCTCATGCGTAATTTTTTGAAATTCAGTCATACATACTCCAAAAAGAAAAAGCCCCGCCAATAACTAGTATGTAGCGGGGCCGTTTGCGCCGTAATCCGTCCGGCTAAAAGAGAGGTGTGCTTATAAAACACCCCTCACGAGATTAAAAATCTTATTTGCGTGTATTCCACTGGCGAATAGCATAATTAACAATTGATCTTTCTTCATAAACAGTGTCGTAATGAAAATTTTCATCCCAAGCGATCATCGCCCAAGCACTAGGGCCTTTTGATCCACAATCATGACACCATGTGAAAGCATCCCACGCTATAGAGCCGTCTTCATCTGGTTTTCCATAATGTGAAGAATCCGTACAAATTGAATCAGATCCACAAAATGGGCAATTCAAAGGTTTTTCATCTGGCCGTAATTCTGGTTTTTCTTGGTCAGCATGCCAGGTGTTTTCCATTTTCAATGCTCTAGATACGCAAAAAGCCCACTAAAATTAGTGAGCTTCTATTAAATTTTTCTGGCGATCCATGTATAAAGCGCCCATTTTAGAAATACTTATACTCAACCGTTCTGTTTATGTCAAGCAAGGGTGATTTCTTCTGATTCAAAATGAAACGATCTAGCCAAGCTTGTTCTAATACTGTTTTCCCAATTCTCTATACATGCTTCAGCAATTAACTCGTATGGTTCATAGCGCTCAGAATATCCAGATTTAGATACTTTTAATTTTGCGATCGTGATTTTTTCATGCAATGTATAAGGGCGTTTCCCCGTACCACCACATTTATCACAAAATTTAGAGCCGTTTGGATATCCCTTTTCATTGAATAACTCCAATTTGCCTAATCCCTGGCAATGGCCACACATTGCCTTTGTAAATAATCGCCCACGCAAAACAACCTCAGCAATACCTTTGGCCACATTTGATAAATCGCCCTGACAATTATTTGGCTTAAAGTTCTTTTTGATCATTTCACGATGGATCTTACCCGCCAGTACGTTTCTAACGCGGAAAAAATCAGCTGAGTTAATCTCCCCTTTTTTTATTTCAACTTTACCCGGTATTTCACCAATACGCTTTTTTGATTCCTTACCATTAATTATCCTGGTCTCATAAATTTTCTTTGTTTCTGTGATTTCTGCAATGCGCTCAAAATCAACACGTTCAAGCAGTAATTCTGCCCATTTTTTTGCACCTGCAGGCAATAAGGCAATTTCTCCCAAAACAACATGCTTAGTAATTTTTCCTTTACCTTCGCTTTGAGCAATAGCAAGGCGAAGTAACTCAATAAAATCAAACTTTTCAACTAGCATAATCGCCTTCCTATTTACCCTTAATTAATAATTCAATTTGCTTTAATGCCATACCGGACTTAACTTGCTCTGTACTGAACCGTAAAACTGTAAAACCCATCATTGCTGCGGAGTTGTATTTCTCCATATCCCCTAAATAGCCCTTGCCTCTTGTGTGACGGCCTCCGCTCCAGATACCACCTTCTACCTCAATCAAAATCTTTGTACCCGTTATTAAAAAATCTGCTCTCCATTTACGTGTTGGATGGAATTTATATTCCTGTTCAAAACCAATCTTGCACGCTCTTAAATGCGTTGCCAGTACCATTTCACCCACACTTGGTTGTCTAGCAACTTGCTTTGCTGAACGCCGCTTTTTATTTTTCTTAATAGGAAATAACTTACGGTATTCAGCAATGCTGACTGATGACATCAAGCACCACCTTTCAGCAAATGGTCCAATTGATTAGCAAAGCAGTTATAAACTCGCGCTTTATCCTGATCACCAAAAAGGCTGGATGAATGAGCATCTTGTTTATACTTTTGAGCCAGTTTTTCAATTGACTCCCTTAGTTCAACCAGAGTGCTTTGCTTTTTGCCGCTGAGTGGTTCAATTGAGCGCGATACGTGGTCAGCCATTTCTTTTTCCATCTGATCGAAGTAACTTTGACGTGCTAAATCTCTCGACTTGATTAGCTCTGGTGAAATAAGCTTTTCCATTTCACGGCGTTGCGCTTCAATCCATCTACTGTCCATTTTTTGCGCCCTCCGCATTAAACTTCTTCGCTTGGTCAAGTGCCTTCTCTAATTGAAGTAACTCGTTGTAATCAGTGTTTGATAGCCCACTGCGGTTATATTTGCCTCGTAATTTTTCACAAAGAGTCTTAACTTCTGCAAAACCGCCGTAAGAATTTATTAACTCTTCAACTGCACAGTGTTGGCATTTACTCATGGCTGGCTCCTTTAATCCCTAAAATTACCCATCCTTCTTGCAGCCCATACCCGCTTAAGACATAAGAGATGGTTTTACGAAGTTCATTGCCTGAATATAGAAGCGGCATGCCTTGCTTCATTTGCTCGCCTGAATGTATCGTCTCAAGCAAAATCAGCTCATCGCCAACTTTGAAATCTCGATCATTGAAACGAATCTCAAATGTTTTACGACCATCAACAACAGCTTGAAAAACTTCTGGATCAGTTTTTAAATTGTGAACTTTACTCATCCCCGCCTCCGTATATTGATTCTCGATAGTCATTTATGGCTATTTCCAGAGCAGCACGTGAAACAATCAGTCCAGTTTTAGGGCATTTGACAGAATCACATTTATTAAGCTTCATTCCAGTCATGTAAAATTTGCACTTACCATAGCCGCCAAGCTTCTCGATTAAGTCAACCGACTCCACCAGACGTTTAAGCTCAACCAAATCTACAAAATACTTCTCACGATCAGCCTTGCTAATCTCTACACTTTGACCACATTGGAACTCATAACCCTCGTTCCATTCAGTTGCGTTATCGGGTGCTGAATCTACGATTTCCTTCGCGTATTTCAGCCCTTTATCTCTAATTAATTTAGTTGCTTTCATGTCTGTATCCTTTCTCATCTAGCTCTTTACGCGCCAACCACCACAAAACCACCGCACCGCAAAGTACTGCTGTTACACACGAAATGAGTAAGCCACAGCTTAAAATCTCGAATTTAGTCATGATCCTGCCCCACCAAAACGCAAGTCATCCCAGTCACATTCAACTACTGTCAAACCGTCATGTTGAAACCGAGACCATAAACGGTCCCCTAAGTTTTCCTTCAAACCTTGCGCCTTTTCTGTAGACTCAAGCGTCATGTTGGAAATTAAAACTGTCGGTTTTTTTTCGTCATAACGTGCATATAAAACTTTATGAACGAGCTGCAATCGACTCTCGTGTTGGTCGTGCAAACCATATTCATCCAATATCAATAAATCACAGTCCGTGAAGCGAAAAATTGCATTTGCTTCATTGTCATCTGGCTTTGTCCATGCAGTCGCAATTTCATTTGCCATGTCTTCTGAGGTGACGTAACGAACATAACTACGCTTGTCTAAAACGTTACGAGCAATAGCACATGCAAGATGGGTTTTGCCTGTTCCTGTACGCCCAACCATAATCAGATTGCGCTTCTTCCCTGAATTAAAATCTTGAACAAATTTATGGCAAGCAGCTTTAGCTTCTTTCTGCGGATCAATACTCACCACATAATTTTTAAATCCGCTTTCCTTGTGGCGCTCAGGAAGTTTTGCTCCGGCAAAATGTTTCTCGCGTACCATAAGGTTGACTTGGTGTGCGTGTTCAATTTGTGATTTCACATACGCTTCATTTGCACATGTTTGGCAAACTGGACGACCAATTAGTAAAACCATTAACTCATTGTGTTTAGGGCAAAACTGATTAGTTTGTACCAGCTCAGTTTTGAATTGTTTGCTCAATGCATTCATAGCATCTCCCCTACATCGATATCATCTGTGGCTGGTGCATACTGTTTTGAATCACCCCAAGCACTGTTTACGTCTCTTGCTGGTGCAGTTTTCATTGGTGAGTTTTGTTTTTTAGGTCTTATCGACTTTGTGAATTCCTGAATTAACCAAGTTGCAAACTTTCGAGTTCGTTGGTTTTCCGTGAGATCAATTTTGTTTTCCCAGTGAGCATTGAAGTTGCCAAGATGAAATTCATAGTTTGGCATTTCTAAAACCTGCTCTGCTTGTGCACCCACTTGTGAAGTCCTAAGCACATTCAGCAAAAGTTCACGATTTGGTTTCCAAGACTCCTCGGCCGCTGAAAAATTTTCAACCGCGTTTTGTGTGTGAGTATTTTCTTGTTCCTGCTCCTGCTCCTGTTCCTGTTCCTGTTCCTGGCTTCGAAGGGGCTTTGAAGGGGCTTGTAAGGGGCTATCTATTTTGGCGTTTTCGCCACGCTTTTGAGTCATACAAAATGCTTGTGCATATTTATCGAAAAAGCTTGATAAATAAGGGCTTGACGGCAATGAGTCATACTCTTTTTGCACGTTCTTACAGCGGTTATCGGCTGGCTTTAATGACTCAGCTACTTGAAAACGTGCCATCTCGTGCACCCAGACTGTCTCCGTGGCTTCGTCATAGCTACAAAACCCCGCTTCACAGGCTCTTTGAAGCCCCTTAGAAGCCCCTTCAAAGCCCAAGCCAGTTTCATGAGCAATATATAGAAGGGGTATGTAATACAAGCCAAGCATGTTCGCGTGAGGGCTTGTCATTAAATACATAGCGACAATTAAGCCTTCAGGTGTTTGACGAAGTTTTTTTCCCGTAGTTCCCGTCCAGAAATGTGGTGAGACTTTCCCATAGTCACGCATGGTTATTTATCTCCTTTGAAGGGGGTTCGAAGGGGCTTTGAAGGGGTGATAATAATCATTACTTACCCCTTCCAAGCTTCACTAATCCGCGCATTTCCAACTGACGAATAATTCTTGGAGGAATAAATTCGTCGTTGATTTTGTAGCGAATACGAGACTTTTCTTTCACCTGAATTAGTTTGTGCCCATCCTCCATGAGACGGCGAACTGCTATAGCCTGCCCCCCCATATGGGTTAATTCTTCAAGTTGATAAAATCTTTCCTGAGCCTCAATTGCGGCATTCATAACTGAAAGTGGCATAGCTGCTAATTCTTTAGCCGAATAGATCTTTACTGGTTGTTCCAGTGGAATTACCACCTCTAGCGGTGTGGTGGAAACGGAAATATCCTGTTTTCTTCTTGCTGCATATCTCACTTTTCACCACCCTTTGGCTTAACATAGCCTCCAAAAGAATCAACCAAACATGCCTTGGTTAAGCTGGTTACAATCTGCTGTGCTAACCACTGCGTTATGCGAAATTGACGAGCCATAGCCTCTGAAAATTCAATCTTTGTTACCGCTGCATTATTTTCGTCATAACCTTTGTTACGTAAATTTTGCTTTTTCACCTCAAATAGGTGTCCAAGTACTCGCAATGCAGGCTCATAGAAAGATTGGATTTCACTTTGCTGGCGAGAATCTTTGATTTGGTGTGTAAAGCTGTTCATGACACCTCCGCTAATGCTTGCTCAGCGCTTGTTAGCCGGCGTTTAGCGTTGAGCTCTGCTACTGTTGCTGTGCGGATTTCTTTTGATGAAACCAGAATCAAATGATTCTCCGATTTGATAGTCCACAACCTAGTCAAAGTTTTATTTTTAACTTCAAACAAATCATTTGATTTAAAAGTGCGGCACTCTTCAGTAAGTACAACAACGTCACCTATTAAAAAATCTGGTGAGTTGAGTTCGATTGGTTGTTCTGATAAATTGTTTGTGTTCATTTGATCCACCTCAATTGAATGCCTAACCACTCCTGTTCGCGCAGGTAGTGGTTTTTTAATATCCAAGCTTTTCTTTTTGACCACTGATTTCGTCATGAAATAAGTCATCCACCGTTTCTATACGGTTCATCCAACTTTTAGACATGACTAAAAGTGCAGCAACACGTTCTTTATCAATGCTCTGATAATCTTTAGGAACGACTTTTAAACCAAGTAAACTCAATAGCTCGCAAAACATTTCAATTTCATTCAAGCCATTGTTTTTCTTATCCGTTTTAAGCCGAGTAATAGTGCTTGGATCAACTTTTAATTGTTCAGCAATCTCTTTTTGATTGCTTATATCAAGACCATGCAATATGCGGGATACGCCATTTCTGGCGCTTGCAGATATATCAACTGATAATTTGCTCATGGTTAGGTCCTAAGCATTTGAAGTAGTTCGTTTGATTGGTTCTTTGCCATTTGCCAAATCTCTGATTTGGTATTCGCGAGCTAAAGGAATCTTTTCATTTGGCCACTGGTAAACAGCAGGTGGCTCAATTCCTAATAACTTTGCTAAGCCAACACCATTGACACCAAGCAACTCATAAGCTTCCTGTTTGGTCATTTGTGCAACCTCAAAAATAAGATTTCTTAGTATTAAAACAAAGATAACTTATTTTTGCAAGATGTAAGATAACTTATATGAAGAATCTAGAAACTATGGGTCAGCGTATTCGCGCCTTACGAAGAGAAAAGAAATTAACCCAAGGCGAGTTGGCAAAAATCGTCGGGGTTAGTGCGCCTAATGTCACTGGTTGGGAGAAAGATGCTTATGCTCCTAAAGCAGACCCATTAAGCAAAATGGCCGCTTATTTCGGAGTGTCGACTTCATATATAACTAATGGAGATGAAAGCGGACCTAAGTTGGATAGCACTGTTGCGCAATTGAAAGTTCTGGATATCGAAGCTTTTAAGAAAAAATACAATATTCCCGATAGCGAAGATGCTGTTAAATTTCTTGAAATACCTGTTAAACCATTCCCCACCCAAAAAAGATATGTTCCTGTTAAGGCTTACTCCAAGATGGGTATGGATGGGTATTTCACAGATATGGGATATGATGGGAACGCAGGTGATGGATATGTTCCAACTCATACAGCGGGTCCAAGAGCCTATGGCATTAAAGGCACTGGCGACTCAATGTTTCCAGCTATCCGTAATGGATGGTATGTGGTTTGTGATCCAGATGCTGAACCGGTTCCAACTGAATTTGTACAAGTGTGCTTAAAGGATGGACGCTGCACAATTAAGGAATTTGTTGGAATAAATGGTGGGGTTTTGAGTTTGTTGGCTGTTAATGGTGGCGAACGCCTATCTTTTGACATGGATGAAGTTGAAAGTATTACCGCTATTACAGATATCGTGCCGCCAAGTCAGCACAGACAAGAACATCCTTATTCGCATTAATCACAGGAAGACTTATGGACAACTCTAAACTACCAATCAACCAGATTATTGCTCGCATCAATGATGCTGCGAAACATGGTGAAGCTTTGGTGCTAACAGCCGAAGAAGTGAAGATTCTTTCTAAAGATATTGGCGACAAAGTCTTTATTCCAGTCCTTACAAATGAACAAGTAGTGCAGTTGGTAAAAGAAGGAAAGCTAGGGCAGAAAATTAATAACACCAAAGATTAATAAGCTGTGAACCCGACACAGTCTTTACAACAGATCGGGTGGGGAAAATAATGAGTAAGACAGTTGTAAAAGACAAAACCGTACACTACAAAAAAGTAGACTTTCTAAAAGGCGCGAACCTTGGAAACTTACTTAAAGCCCAACTATTAGATAAAGACTCTTTTTATCATAAAGCTATTAATAGGCAGCAATTTGTATCGGCTACTAAAGATGATTTTATCCTTATAAATCACGCAAGTTCACATCAAAGTATGTTCTTTGGAGAGCTAATCATAGTGGAGTCTGGTAAAGCTCAAGCTGTTTTAAAAATAGACAATGATAGTGCTACCGAATTCCCAATCAAAACTTACTTAACGGAAGATTTACCTGATGATGAGGATGAATCTGTTGAAGTAGTGCGCAAAGAATTTATTGATAGTGTTTTATATTTTGGAGTGATTGATAATCATGTTGCAATTATTCAATCCAGATCATTAACAGCAAGAACTCTTGAGTCTTATTTAGGTTGGCTTTTGGGTGAAGCAGCTAAAGCCTTACCAGCGAATAGTGCCTTAATCTTAAAAGATGCTCCGAACCCGGCAATTAAAGAAAAATTGGAATCAACGCCAGCCAAGACCATCTCAATCTCATCTGGAATTGGATCAACAGAATTGCAACCGATTCACAAAATAGAGTCGAACGTACCAGCTAAGATTGATTACAAAATCGAAGAAAATGTGGTTGATGTTTTAAAAACTGCATTTGGTGTCGATTTGGATGATTTAAAACTTGAAGATGGCCTTGATGACGCTAATTTAAAGCTTAAATTAACACTCACCTATAATCGAAAAACATCCAAAAGCGGGCAAAAAGTAATTGATACTGTTGCATCATCTATGAGACATAATGATGATTATGTTATAACTCTTGAAGATGGTACTAAGGTCACAGCGGATAACTTAAAGATGAGTGGAAAAATATCTGTTGAAACAATCAATAATAAAGTTTATAACGACGGCCTTAAAGTTCAATTGTACAATTGGATGACTACCAATATTAATTTTGGTGATTAATCATGGCTAAACGCTACTTGCCGTTTTACAACAACGCTAAATTTATTGCATTAGTGTTAGTAGCTCTATTTGTCATTTTTTCAGTTACTTTTAAATTTCTTGCCCTTGATGTAAATATCAACTTGGTTCAATTTTCCTTTGTTTTGTTATTACCGTTAAGTCAAATTTATCTAGCCTACAAAGGTATGCTCGATGCATTGAAGCTTGATGGTTTAAATCAATCAGAGCGGGATCGCCTCACGTCTACTGTGGATATAAGGAGCAAATCATCACTATATGTTGCCATTTTATTTATAGTGATTGTTTTTGGAATGTATGTTTTCAATGCATTGAATTTACTATCAAATCAGCATCTTTTAGCATTAGTCTTATCTGTAGGCTTAACCTCAATATTAAGTTTCTTTTTGGCATGGAGTGATTTAAAAGAAATATCTATGCTTGAGAAAACCCTTAAGGCTCGTAAAGAGGCGAGAGAGGCCAGAAGCAAAGTAATGAGCAATAAATAAAAATCAAACACTACCCTTCTCACCCAACCCACCCCGTGTGGGTTTTCTTTTGTCTATTAAAGCATAAAAGTAAGCTTTCTTAAATTAAAATAAGATTTCTTATTGACAATAAAACTAAGTTTTCTTATATTTATCTCGTAGACATCAAAAAAGCACACCGACCGCTAAATCTGATGTGCTTTTGCAAACTGCGAGATCAATTATGAACGTAAAAACCTTTTCAAACAAGCACAAGGTAACTGGAGTTACAGCAATTGCTGTACTTGTAGCCTTGGGTTCTTGTGAATACCGTACCGCTAATTCTAGCGTCCCTTCTAACTACTCATATGAAAGCAAACAAGTCGTTGCTTCTGAATATGAACTTTTAGGCATTAAGCAAACAGGTGAAAAAACTGGTGTAGCTGTTATCCGCATAGACGGCTTCAAACTAAACGTGAGCTTCGATTTTGACGGCGTAGCTGATAGCTATGGTGTAGCTGGATCTGATTTTACAGCGGCTGAAATTACTAACCTTGCTATTGAGTCAGTAACTGACTTAAGCGGCAAACCTTGGAATGATTTCACCAATCATGACGACCATAAAAACATAAATATTTTATTAGCGGGCTATATCGACCGTAATAAATGGTTGGAGGCAGCCTAATGAAAGATTATAACTGCCCTATTTGCAAGAAGATGATTCCTGTTGACCGTTCAAAAATCAAAGCTGGTGATGAGGTTTCATTTTGCAGAGTAACCCAATCTTCTAAATCTGCACGTTTTTCTTCAAAAGAAGGAATTGTCGATTGCCGTGAAGGTGATGTGGTTTTAGTTAAATATCGCAAAGAAATTATTCCTTTAAATATTAAGGACGTCTCACCTGTAGATGCTCCTAGCCCGCTTACGTATGCCTTTGTTGGTACATGCGAATGTAAGGAGGCTGAACATGTCTAATTTCAAAAAGCACCCTGACGGCTATAAGTCTTATTTGGGCCGTGATGATAAGGGCCTCTACTCTGTCCGCATCGGCTGGCAAGTGTACGCATCTAATGCTAATGGCTCAGTTCTTTACAAAGTTAAAGACGGATTTAAGACGCCTTTAAATGTGTTCAGGTTCCAAACTGACTATCCAAAAGTTTGGAATGAACTCACACAAGAAATTGATTTCCAACGCAGAAAGCAGCTCGCAATAAAACTGCGTGAAACAAATATCCCTACTTATGACCGCAAGGCTTATAAAACTAAGCGCGGCTTCACTGGCTCAAGATAAGGATAATAAAATGGCTCTACCGATTATTACTGCTGACCAAACTTTATTGGTTCAAGCAATTATTGTGTACCTATACGCTGATCCGGGTTTAGGTAAATCATCGATGGGTTTTACTGCGGAAAAAGCAATTTCTTTTGACTTTGACCGTGGTGCTCACCGTACTGGTGAATTACGTCGAGGTGCGGTTGTACAGGTTCAACAATGGAGTGATGTTGCAAACCTTACTCCGCAGGACTTAGCACCATATAAAACCGTAGTCATTGATACCGTGGGTGCAATGCTTGAATGCATTAAAACCCACCTGTTACTTACGGCAAATAACCGTCAAAAAGATGGTTCTTTAAAGTTAAAGGCTCAAGGTTTAGCGAACCAAACGTTCAAGCAATACATCAATACTTTGATCAGTTTAGGTAAAGATGTTGTTTTCATTGCACACGCATCAGAAGATCAAAACGGTGATCAAATTATTTACCGACCAGATCTAGGTGGTAAAAACCGTAACGAGCTTTACCGTATCGCAGATGTCATGGGTTATCTAACAACTGTTACTACTGGTGAAGGTAAAAATGCCCGCGTTATTAATTTCAAACCTTCGCCTACACATCATGCGAAAAACTCAGGTGCTTTAGGCGGTGAAACCGGTGAAGTATGGGTACCTGATCTTAAAGCACACCCTACTTTCTTGGCTGACCTGATTACTCAAGCTAAAGATCACATTAACACCTTAACGCCTGCACAACTTGCAGCAGCTAAAGCCCAAGAAGAGCTAGAAAACTGGAAACAAAGCTGTGAGGAAGCAGAGCATGCAGGTGACCTTAATCAATTAACTGAGTCGCTTGATAAAGAACACATGTATTACCAGAACATGCGCCAAGCAATGTTAATGAGGGCTAAAGCATTGAATTGCACGTTTGATAAGCAACGTGGCACTTGGATTAGTCCACCTGAATTTAACGGTATCTCAGATCAACAAAGAGATGAACTTCAAAACTTCATAGCTGAACGCGGCCTAGACGTGAAAACAGTTTGTGAGCACTTAGGTATCGATGCCCTTATTCAAATTGAAGCAGCAAAACTTAAGGCAGTTAAACAAGAAATTGAAACCTTAGCGAAAACGGGGATGACAGCATGAAAAATATTTTAACTGCTCAAGAAGCATTTGCAGCTCTTCAAAACGGTAAAACTGTTCTATGTCGTCCAGCCGGAGACATGTTGGACTTTGCCGATTTAGATCAATTCCCCGCTTCTGTTTTTGGTAAACCGGGTTTTGAATTCTGCATCAAAATCGAAACTATTGAGCTGGCTGGCATTACATTCACAAAGCCATTAACTATTGATGAATATGAGGAAGGACAGGATGTTTTTGTAATTACTACATATTCGCCTTCTATTTACGTCGTGAATTTTAAAACCACCGCATTAATTGAATCTATTAATAGTGGTTTTGTTCAGCGTGATGCAGAAAATGCCAAGCTTCAATTAAAAGCACTATCTAAAGCGTTAGGTTTTGAAGTTAGTGACGATTTTAGTGTTATTCGTCTTGGTGAGGAACCTAAAAAACAGAGAGGCAAAAAATCAAAAGCTGAAAAGCCTAGTGAAGTTATTTCTGCAGAAACTCAACCAACAATTGTTATTACCGAACAAACAAATGTCATCACATCTGAAGATCTGTTAGTTCCAGAAACTAACGAGCCTAAAGTAGATCCTGAATATCAGAAGGCATTAGATGCTCTTCTACAGCGTGTAAAAGAGTCAAAAACACCTGCAGAAGTAAATGCGGTTTATCGTTATACCCGTACATGGGATGACGAACAAATGAAGCCTATCCTTCTCGCCACTCACAAACGTCTTGAAGAGCTAGAAAAAGAAAAGGCATCTGCTAATGAGCCACCCTCTTTAATGGTTCAAATCCAAACTGCACCAGACCTTACAACGCTAGATGCTTTGGAAATAGACGTGGCTGCACGAGATCCGCAGATTCAACCAAAGCTAATGGGGTATGTGAGAAAACGCCGCTATGAATTAGAAAATCCAGCAGTTTCTCAACCAGAAGCAGAGCCTGATTATCTATTAGTGGATGGCTTCTAATATGAAAGATCAGTACAAGAAAGTAAGCCAAAAACACATGCTTGGTTTTATGTACTACTTGCAATTGCTGGGCTATGTAATAGTCCGGCAAGGCATGGATCAAGCAATGTTTCTAACCAAACATTATGCGGTACCAGTCGCTTGGCGCCGCATAACGATCGACTACAACAACCGTTTAAATAAACCAGCACAACAACTTTATAAAGAGTTTGTTGAGTGGACTAAAGAAGAATATGCAGAGATGGTGGCTTAAATGACAGGTAATGAACGTATCCCTTTTGAATCACAATTCAAAACTACAGAAATTTTTAAACGTGAAAGTGCTATTCGTAAAAATGACATCCTAGCATTCAGTGAAACAATGAATGGCTATTTCAATATTGTAACTAATGATGCTTGGCAGTTATGGAATAAAGCCAAAGCTCAGGCGGTGCCAGAGAAAAAGATTTACTTAACCTGCGAACAATTATATGCAGCAGCAAACTTTGGTGCACCAAACAAAGATCCAGAGCTTTTAGAAACTGAATTAACAATTGCTTGGTTTGATGAAGCTCATAGCGGCAGTGGTTACTACGTTTATATAAGTGAGTATCCAGAAGAAGGTGCAATGAAGTTGGAAAGCGAATCGGGAGCTGAAAAATGAAAATGAACGCACCAATTAAACTTGAAATGAAAGTTTATGCAGTTAATAAAGATGGGCAACAAGCAATTGTTACTATGTCACTCCCTCTTGGTCAGTACCCAACGCGTTCAACACTTGAAAAGATATTTAAGGATGCTGAAGGCCACTTGCCAGATGATTTTCGCGTGATGAATAAATCTGAGTTTTTTAACGCATACCTTCAAGAAGAGTACGGGACAACTGAAAAATTCGCTACACCTGGTTCTCGTGAATTTACTGATGATGTTATTGAAATGGATGAATCGGGAGCTGAGGGATGAGTGAAGTAAACCAACGTTTCGAGCAAGTCTTCAAAGTTTCTATGGATGAAATGAACAAAGTAAATATCGATGTTTATGGCATTGCAATGGCAACTATTATGAAGCCTGCTTTAGTAACCATGAAGCCAATCTTTCAGCTTATTTATGAACAAGGTGTGAAAGATGGTAAAGCGGAAAGTAAGGAGGGGTAAATGGGACAAATAGTTAAAATAGAGGCTAGCATTCTAGAAAAGATTGTTGCTGTAGCTGAACGTATTGCTCAGTCAAAAGAAGAACGCCGAGTTGGTCGTGAAGAATTTGCACACATGCTCAATATCGAACCTGAAACTCTAGACGCTCGGATTCGTGAAGGCAGATACCAAAGGCCATACAAGGATGGGCGAAAAAGTTTTTGGTTATTGTCCTACGTGCAATCTGTCGTTACAGACACAAAAGAATCTGGTAAAGTAGCCACCTATTGA